CCATTGTTGAACCTGTACAACCGCACCACGACGTAATTCACCAGTACGGTGAGCACCACGGTCAAAGTCAAAAGAAATTGCTTTTTCCGCAGTAAAGCCCATCGATGATTTACCTAAACCCGGATCCGCGTATAGGTACACAATAATTGCTTGAACCAATAAAGTTTGGTCAGCAGTAATAATCGGTAGAGCCATTTTATTATCCTTATCTTGAGCCAGTGAAGCCGCGCTTAGTTTTATAAGCTTTGCGGTCATAAGTAGGAATGTTTGTTTCACGCAGTTTTATAGCGAGCTGCTTTCTGCGTTGGAAGTCGATTACTTGCATAAGAGAAGCGAAAATCTTTGGTTCCTTAGCTTTAAATTGCTCAACATTAAGTGGCTTTTTAACGCCATCTTTAATTTCGTAAAGTACTGAGCCGTTAGCGTTTGCAGCATAGATAGCCCACTTAATACGTACGGAATAAAGACCTTTATCATCACGGCCCAAATAAGACTTATAGCCGTCAGGGTGCTTTTTGAAATTAGACATGTTCAGCCTCCTTACATTCGCATGTACCAACAAAGGCATACGTAAGCGGGCTAGGAGCATCTACAGGTGAGACGTCCTTAATATTTAAAGGAATAATTTCTTTGCGATATTTAACTAAAACCACATCACCTTCACGGCAATCGACAATTCCTTCTTTTGAAGAAAAACGTGCAGATTTAGAAGATTGGGTTACTCTGCAAAATGAAACCTCATCACCAGCTTTGATTTTTGAACGGTCAACAGGAATCATCTTCTTGCAAATAGGGCAGTTATAATCTTTCATTAGGCTGCCTCCAACCATTTATTACGGTCGATATAGCCCGCTAATAAAATATTTATGTTTTTATGGTCGTCATGATTGGTGAAATCATTCCAAGGTTTGCCGCTTAAGTCAGTTACTGACTCAATAGCAAGGTTAGTAATTTCAGCCGCTGTAAAATCAGATCCAGCTACACCATAGCTATCAGCTACGCCGTCAAAATCGAAGCTCACGTTTAGTTTGAAGCCGTCTATGCGGATAACAGCTACACCAGTTTTTTCACCTGTTTGCTTAATGCCTAAAAGTTCATATTCAGAAGCAACGACTTGTTTGCTTTCATATGAGTAGTTAGAAGGGACGCTAGAATTAGCGGTACGGTATTCACAAGAACCCAAGGCTACAAGTACAGCAATTGCTGTAACTCCAGTTACCTTGTGCTTGTTTGAAAAGGTTTTTACGTTCATAATTGATCTCGCAGTTTGCAAAAGCACATCAGATTTAGCGGTCGGTGTGCTTTTTTGTTGTCTGTGAGATAAATATTAGGTAAACCTAATTATTAAGTCAATAGGTATTCCTAATAAAATTAGAAATACCTAATTTTTGTGCTTTAATAGACAAAAGAAAACCCACACGGGGTGGGTTGGGTGAGAAGGGTAGTGTTTGATTTTTATTTATTGCTCATTACTTTGCTTCTGGCCTCTCTCGCCTCTTTACGAGCCTTAAGGGTTTTCTCAAGCATAGATATTTCTTTTAAATCACTCCATGCCAAAAAGAAACTTAATATTGAGGTTAAGCCTACAGATAAGACTAATGCTAAAAGATGCTGATTTGATAGTAAATTCAATGCATTGAAAACATACATTCCAAAAACAATCACTATAAATAAAATGGCAACATATAGTGATGATTTGCTCCTTATATCCACAGTAGACGTGAGGCGATCCCGCTCTGATTGATTTAAACCATCAAGCTTCAATGCATCGAGCATACCTTTGTAGGCTAGATAAATTTGACTTAACGGTAATAACAAAACAAAGGAAAATTGAACCAAGTTGATATTTACATCAAGGGCAAGAAATTTAAAAGTAACTGAAAAAATGACAAATAGAGCTACTAACACTAATGCAATAAATTTAGCGTTGTTGTAAAACGGCAAGTAGCGTTTAGCCATGATTAATCACCAAAATTAATATTGGTAGTCATCCAATTGTACAATTGAACTTTAAGGCCGTCGTTATAAACTTTATTATTGATTGTTTCAACAGATATTTTTCCACTCATCTTTAAGTTATCCGCTGTGACCTTAGTACCATCTTCAAGAGTTATAACATAATCATCATTATGTCTCATAGATGATGCAACAGTATCAATTACTTTTTGCCCGCTTTTGGATGTTTTTCGATTATAGGTGAGTGTTAATTTAAGCTTTAAATTAGCGTCATCAAGGCCATCTTCAAGTTTTAAATCATCCAAATCGACACCAAATGCAGTTTTTAAAACATCAACCACATTTTCTTCGATTTTGTAATCAATCTTAGCTGGTACGTTCGACTCTATTTTGTGAATCGGTTGCAATTCTGTTGATCCAATTCCAGATGAGATTGAGATGGTCTTGGCTGGCGTTGATTCCAATTTTTCTTTAATTGCCGGGTTCGGAGCATCTTTTAAGATTAAGGCACTATTCGCTGGTAAGGCTTTAGCTGCTTCACCCAAAAGCCAACCTAAATAAGACTCAAGAGTTCTTGCTGTTAATGATCTGGATTGAATAATTGCAACATGATTATCAATCACTCCAAAATATAAAACACTATCAATAAATTCTTTGCGCACTACTTCAACAGATTCATCCTCATCATCAGGTAAATCTTCCGTTAAGTAAGTTTTGATTGGGAATTCGGTAGCACTATCATTGTCTATTTTTAAAACAGCTTGAGCTTTACCAGACTCCACTATGATTAGCTCTCCAAAGAACATACTTTGATGTGAACTTGCGTGATTTATAAGGATAAAATCATCTTTAGTAGCCGATACAAATTGCTGCCTATTAATAGCTTTATGATAAAAAGAGTCTTTATCTAATAGTTGGGCTTTAAGTAAGTTTCCAAGGTTCGCGCCTTTTAGAAAGTCTACTTTTTTGTAGTGTACGGTTTTGTCTTTTACAACTGTCTTACTCATTATTTTCCCCACCCGATCTGTTGTAAAGACTGTGTCGGGTTCACAGCTTATTAATCTTTGGTGTTATTAATTTTCTGCCCTAGCTTTCCTTCTTTTACCAACTGCACTACTTGTTCATTTGTAAGGACTGGAATAAAGACTTTGTCGCCAATATCTTTAGAAAGAATCTTCACTTCTTCGGCTGTTAGCACCAAAGCTTCACCATGTTTCGCAGCATCATTGATGCGAGCAATAATCTGGTTGATTGGTAGTTTAGAGTTGTCCATAAGTCTTCCTGTGATTAATGCGAATAAGGATGTTCTTGTCTGTGCTGACTTGGCGGCACGATATCTGTAATAGCGGTAATACTTTCAACCTCGTCCATTTCAAAGAAAAATCGCTCACCACCATTCACAGAAAGCAAACTTAAAACCCCACCATTGATGCCGACAAATTCTTTAATTGTGCATCTTCCATCCTTCAAGCACACCTGAACAAACTCATTCGGCACAAGATCTGCATCAGGGTCGCATACAACATACCAGCCATTACGAATTGCTGGAAACATTGAGTCGCCAGTGCCTTTAATGCCATAGGCTCTTGGACCCGCTGTATGAGTTGGAACATATCCATCACCTGCGTTCCCATCATATCCCATATCTGTGAAATACCCATCCATACCCATCTTGGAGTAAGCCTTAACAGGAACCCAACGCTTAGATGATGGGATAAACGGTTTTTCGATAATTGTTGAAAATAAAAGAGCTTCATCACTATCACTAATGTTGTATTTCTTTTTGAACTCTTCGATATCCAGTTGTTTAAATTTATCTCTCGTGCTTGATTGAATCTCTCCCGTGCCAGATGCAAGCCATGAAGGATTAACATTCAAAAATTTTGAGGCACGTAATAAATTTTCACCTTCCATTGTTTTGGATTTTCCAGACAGCCAATCACTCACAGAAGGAGGTTTAACTCCTACTGCACGAGCAAGCTCAACACCTTTAATCTTTTTAGGTGGCAAAACTTCCATGGCATACCTAAGTCGTTCAGCAAGAGTATTCATACAACTATCCTCACAATGTTAGGAAATCCTAACATAAATAAAATTAGGTATTCCTATTGATTTAATATAAGGAATGCCTAATAATTAAAGAAAAATTAGGAGCACGTTATGAATGACGCACAACTTATAGACAAGCTAGGTGGTGTCACAGCGGTAGCAAGACTTCTGGGGATTGCTCCGTCATCAGTTAGTGGATGGAAAGCTATCCCCCTTGATAGAAAAATCAGGCTAGCAGTTATTGCTGAAGATCTTGGTTTAACAACGCGAAAAGAGCTTTTCCCTGATAACTATCAAGATATTTGGATTGAACTTCGTCCCCAGACGACAAAAAGCAAAAACCTTGGATCATTAACCGCTTAGGACCTAACCATGAGCAAATTATCAGTTGATATATCTGCAAGCGCCAGAAATGGCGTATCCCGCATATTGCATGGTCTTGATATAAGCAATCAAAAAGAGATTGCTGAACAATTAAAAGTTGATCCAAGCACCATTACTCGGCTTAAAACAGATAAGAAAAACAATGGTTTGAATGAAATTGAAATGTTTTGCGAGCTATTGAGCTTGCTTGGTTTAAAAGTCGTTCCTAAAGATTATCAGAGTATTGATAAGGAACGTGTTGCTGCACTTTTAGTCATGTCTAAAAGTTGGATGAACCGTATAGAAACGGTGGATGACTTATTTCATGACGAAATCAGTGGTCAAAAAGAAAAGCTTGGATATTAAAAAACCACTACCTGCGCGAACAGGAGTGGTTAGGCATTCAATTGAGGTGGATCAAATGAACACGAATAATCTATCAAATCAAGAACAAATAATCCAGAGCTGGTTTGAGCCGGCTCTCCACACACTTAAAGCATTAATCAAAAAGTGTGAAGAGAACCTAGAGCGAATTAAAGCTGACACTAAAAATGCGGCTGTTAAGCGTGATGACTTCAAGGACGTTTTAGTGCGTCAGCATCGCATTACATATAACCATGCTGAGGAAATTATCAAAAGCCTTGGTCGTGCTGGGCGTATTCGATACTTAGGTAGCACATACATTCAGATTAAAGAAGGCGGTGAAGCATGAATAAAATTTTATTTGGTGATTGTCGCGCATTGATGAAACAAATGATTGAGGAAGGGCTAAAAGCTCAAACATGCGTAACTTCACCACCATATTTTGGTTTACGTGATTACGGTGTTGATGGTCAATTAGGCTTAGAAAATACCGTTGATGAATACGTTCAAAACATGGTTGAAGTTTTTCGTTTAGTGCGAGAGCTGCTCCATGAAGATGGCACACTTTGGCTAAACCTTGGTGACAGTTATGCGGGTTCTGGTCGGGGCATGACACGTACAGGTTTAAACGACGGTAAGAATCCAAAAACTAAAGGACTAGTTCTTCCTAAGCAAAATGCAGCCCAATCAAATTTAAAGCCGAAAGATCTAATTGGTATTCCATGGAAAGTAGCTTTTGCTCTACAAGCTGATGGTTGGTATTTGCGCCAAGATATTATCTGGCATAAACCGAACCCAATGCCTGAAAGTATTACTGATCGTTGTACCAAAGCACATGAGTATATTTTCTTATTCAGTAAATCACGTAGATATTATTTTGACCACGTAGCAATTAAAGAACCGGTTGCAGAAAGCTCAATCAAAAGACTTTCCCAAAATCTTGATCAACAACATGGCAGTACTCGTGCCGTGATGAAACATAACGGTCCAATGAAAGCCGTTTACTCGAGATCTTCGCGCGATAGTTTTAAACGCAAAAATAGTAAGAGAGCTGCTGTTATTCCAAATCAAGCATATGGAACTCATAGATCAGAAAGATCAGAAAGCGAGTATGACTTACTTACTCGTAATAAGCGCAGTGTTTGGCAAGTTTCTACAAAGCCATACAAGGGTGCTCATTTCGCAACATTTCCAATGGACTTAATCGAGCCATGTGTATTAGCAGGATCTCGAGTCAATGATGTTGTATTTGACCCATTCATGGGATCCGGAACAACAGCATCTGTAGCACTAATGCATAACCGTAATTATTTAGGGTGTGAATTGAATCCTCAATATTACGAATTGCAGCAAGAACGCTTTGAGAAAGTATTAAAAGAGAGGGCCGCATGAACTATTACCAACACCATATTGGTGACTTCAACAATGCGACTCGCCACCTCAGTTTAATTGAGCGTGCGATTTACCGCGACTTATTAGATATGTATTACGACACAGAAAAGGCGATTGATGCATCAAGCATTGATCGTCTAGCACGTCGTTTGCAATGTACTACCGAAGAGCAAAAAGAAGCTCTCAAATATGTACTTGATGAGTTTTTCATTCTTGAAGAAGGTGTTTATCGCAATAATCGTTGTGAACGAGAAATTGCTGAATATCACGGGAAAAAGAAACAAGCGAGTGAGGCTGGTAAGGCGTCTGCTGCAAAACGTGCAGCGAAAAAGAAAGGCTCGTCCAACAGTGATTCATCAAAAGATGATCAAGCGTCTAACGAAAATTCAACGGTCGTTGAAAATCCGTTAAACGAAGAACAAACGGATGTGCAACCAACCAATAACCATAAACCATTAACCATAAACCAAGAACCAATTATTGATAGTAGTAGTAATACGCGTGGAGAAAATTCGCAATTAACTCCAATTCAATTTGCTCAGTATCAGATCGATGATCACAAACGCTATTCAATGCGTGAATTCATTTCTGAATACAGCGAGTTTCAATACGATTTCATTTCACTTGCTCAACAAAGATTTGTTTCGGTACCTGAAATCGACTTGAGAACCATGATTCAAAATTTCGGTGACTGGTACTTTGCAAACGAATCAAGTTCGTTGAATACACCAAGCATCTGGTTGGTTAAGTGGTTCTCTTGGGTTCAAAACAACGAGAAACAAGTCGCTGCTAACCGCAAGAAACAAGAGCAAATCAATTCAGCTGGTCAAAAACCACAAGAGTCGGGTTACTTCGCCAATCTTTTTGAAGAACAGAGCGAATCTCAAATCGTGGATGTAACCCCAGCAAAAAAGCTTCCAATGATTGAGGAGGTAGGTCATGCATGAGATTACCTTGAACGAAGTGCGTCAATTAATCGCTTCTCTTCGCACTGTTTACGCTGCTCAGTTCAATAAGCAATTTCCAGCAACAGGCGAAAGTGCAATTCCTCTGTCAGTGGTTGAGCAAATCGCACTTAAAACACTGGTTGGCGTTCAACAAAACCAATTTAACAACGCACTTGGTCGTTTACTTACAGCAGGTGGACGCTTTATGCCGTCATTTGCCGAGTTTCGCACCTGGTGTATCGGTGAAAGTTGGATGTCTCCAGAAGAAGCTTGGTCTCGCGCATGTAAGTTTACTGCTGATCGTTCGGTGGTTATTACACAAATTACAAAGTATGCATTAGACGAAGTTATGTACTTGATCGAAGCCGGTCAAATGCGAGCAGCTCAAGATAATTTCTTCGGAACCTACAACGTGATGGTGGCTAAAGCTCAGTTAAAAGGCCGTCAGCAAGAGTTTTACACTCCACCGCTACAACTAGAGCATAAAGAACCTGAACACACCCCAGTAAGCAATGACGAAGCGCAAAAGCATCTCCAATCATTGATGGAACGTTTAAAAATCAATGGTCGTAAACCTGTACCAGTACAAAAGCTTAAGGCTAAGGAAAAAGAGCCTGAGCTTATAAAAGAGTTGGGCCCTGATCCTTTCGATAATCCACACGAATACGCAGAGATGTGCCGTCGGGAGGGTATGCCAATCCCTAGAAATATTCTTCAGCTAATTGATGGGGCGAATGTATGAATAAATTCGAGATTTTAGCGTGGGGCTTATTAATTTCATGTTTTACAGCAGCTATTAGCGGTGCGGTGGTTTTGTGGTGGTTGGCGCGTAAAGAGCTAGATGAGAAAGGATATCGCCATGAGTAAATGCCAACACTGTGCAGTTGAAGAGTTAATAAATTCTTACGGCGGTTTTGCAGAAGTTAAGACTCTTTGTGAAAAATTACGAGGCAAATATAACCGCAGTGGGCTATCTAATACTGATTACAACGAGTTACTTCAATTAGAGAAGGCACTTGACCAAGCGAAGAAGTTTAATGCGGAGGGCGCAAAAAATGGACAGTAGGTGGATTGAAGCGCAACGCCGTGAAATGGAAAAGCTTATTTCACCAGAGCTAATCAAGTCGAGGGATTTAGCACGTCAAAGTTACTTCGATCATATGGAAAAAGAAATGGCTGACCACGTATCACGCTCAATTGAACCACTCAGCGGTAAAAAGCAAAGCACTCTGGTTGAACTAAGGGAGTCAATTGAAAAACTGGCTCAGAAGTATAAACAAGATGCTCATTCTTCCAGCCTTTTTGGTGATCAGGATAAAGCGCGAGTTTATAACTGCTTTGCTAATCAATTGGACCATTTGCTGAAAGGTGGTGCTTGATGTCATCAGTCAGCATTGCTGAATACCGCAAGTTATTTCCGATAAAGAAAAATAAAAAGCGGCGTTCAGCAAAGCAAGTTGCCAGACAACCAAGTGTGGGTGAAATGGTTCTGGCAACGCATTTAAGAGCATGCAAGATCGGTTTTGAACAGGAATATAAGTTCCATCCTGATCGTAAATGGAGAGCAGATTTTTTAATTACGGGTACAAAGATTTTGATTGAGGTAGAAGGCGGGATCTGGAGCGGAGGCCGTCACACAAGAGGCAAGGGCTATTTAGGGGATATGGAGAAATACAACTCCGCAGCAATGATGGGTTTTACAGTTTTACGGTTCAGTACAGAGCAAGTGAAAGCAGGCGTGGCGATTAAACAAATTGAGCAATTGGTGGGATGAAAATGAATATGCCAGTACAACACATTTTACAATCGGTCGATTGGTCTAAATATAGTTTTGAAGAGTGGTGCCGCCAGCTTGGAGCTTGGCTTAACGGCGATACCGAAACAATGGTCAAAATTGTTAAGACGATGCCAACAAAACGCATCACTCAAAAACAACGTGAAAAATTAATAGCAATGTATATGAGCGATGAAAATTTAAAAGATCGCTTATGTATTCGCCGTAAGGGTACTTGCTGTGAGTTAAATGACAATGAGGCACGTGCAATTCACAAACTTCTTCTTGATCTTAAAGCTATCGAGGATGAGATTGTTCATGAATGGATTGGCGCAATCTGGTGGCACTATGTAATGGGTGAGTCGATCCGTGATATTGCAAAGAGTAATAATACATACGGTTCACAAATCCAGCAGGACATTAAATGTGGCTTGGCTTTCATCAAATCACGATATCCACATTTTCAATTTGATAAGTTTATAAAAACAGTTGTAGTTGAAAATCAATCTTCTTGACTGTAAATACAGGGTATGGCATATTCGTGATACAGTGTTCGAAGTGTAAGTAAATCACTAGAATTTTAAAACTCATCATTTGGTGGGTTTTTTTATTTTATGTTATATATCTATCTCCAATAAAAAGGGGATAATAATGTTTAATAGAGAAACACTTAAATTAATCAATTCTGCAACTGGTGAAGAAAAAGAATTGAGACAATGTACAGTACAGCCAGGAAATATTTTTAGTAAGGATATAAAAGTACCTGTACATGTAGGGGATATCCTTATTAGAACTATTCCAAGTGGGCAGGAAGAAAAGTATAAAATCCTTGATGTGGTGGCATACACAAATGCGCTGCCTCATTATGAATTAAAGGTTCAAAAAATCTAAATTAAAGGACTTCCTTGGGGAGGTTTTCATTTGTGCTATAGTCCAGTCTAATTAAAAACTGGTACTTAAAATGAATATCTGTGTTGGTGGTGAACTTGATGGGCAAAAGATAGAAAAAGAAGGCAGATTACTAAAAGCTTCTGATATCGACCCATCTTTTAAAACTGATTACTACAAGCAAGTTTTTAACCGCGACAACATTAACTATCGTTTCTGGCTACCTATTGGATCTGACTTGCATGATATGTCGGAAAAAGTCCTTAATATCCTTAGAGCTCCTAAAAACTAGTTTTATCGTTTGCCGGACGGATTACGGCAAAAGAAGCCCCGCTAAATATCGATTATTGGCGGGGCTTTTTATTTTTAAACTTGAAAATATTTTTATTGTCTCAATATATAAATTTCATTAAAAAATAACGAGTTTTAAACATGAGTAAAGTAAAAACACCTAAATATAAAATTGGTGATAAAGTTAAACTAAATGTTGGGGGACCAGATATGGCGGTTCTTTCCCTTGGTGAAAACTTTCAAACTAAAGAATTTAATGGATTATATTCTTGCCAATGGTTTGCTGGGAAGAAACTTGATTCTGGAAAGTTTCCTGAAGAAAGCCTTGTAGCGGTCACAGATGAAGAAGATCCTGAATCAAAAAAGTAGGTATTAACCAAGTAGTTGAATGGATGATATTAAAACTACGAATTGATGGTTGTCTTTATCAAGATGACGTAGTTGATTACTTGGTTAAGAACTCCTATTTTGATTATCTGAAAGAAAATGCAGATGGTAATTTGGCAATTGCAACCCCATTACTAACTGCCTTTAAAAAACCAACCTTAAAAGAAGTTGTTTGGGTAAAGCCAGATCGTTATTGGCGCTATAGAGTGCTAGAGGATGAACTTGCTCGAGAAGCAAGAGGTTAAATAAGAGCTGCCAAATGGCAGCTTTTTTAATGGGTTAAATTTATGAAAAACGAAGTCGGCTTTCATGTTCCTGTACGTCCAATGCCTCCAGAATGGATTTTTGAAATAGACACTCCAAACTTTGCACCAGCGCCAGAATTGTGGGAATGGATAAGACAGGTTTTTCTAGATCCAAAATCAAAACTATTTAACCCTGATCACATGCATTTACGGTCATTTCGATATCCAGATATTGCTGTGATGTGGGCTAGATCTGGTTTTAAAAAGCAAGGACGTCAGGTCATTGGGACTACTGAAAAAGTCATGATCAATGCTGGTGGCTGGAAGAAAGAACGACAAGAAGAACAATACATCCAGTGGTTCAATTATTTACCTGAATACTTAATTACTTTTGATGCTTCATATTCACGTATAGCAAGTGATGTGAACTTTTGTGCTTTGGTTGAACACGAGCTTTATCACATTGCACATAAGAAGGACCAATACGGAACACCAGCTTATAACAGAGAAACTGGTATGCCTAAGTTAGCAATTCAAGGTCACGATGTTGAAGAATTTACAGGTGTTGTTCGTCGATATGGAGCTAGTGAGGATGTTATGCGGATGGTTGAAGCAGCTAATAAAAGACCGCAGCTGTCACGGGCAGATGTCCATTATGCTTGCGGCACTTGTAACTTGAAGGTGGTTTAAATTTTTTTTGCCACTCTACTTGGACGTACTTGGACGGATAGAGATAAATGGCAAGGCTTAATAAACGGGTAAAACTCTATATAGTACGGTCACTTGCTACCTATGAGACACCTAGTGAAACAGCAAGAGGCGTCCAAGAAGAATTTGGTATCAATGTAACCAAACAGCAATGTGAAGCATACGACCCAACTAAGAAAACTGGGCAGGACTTAAGCGAAGAATTTAAAACTGAGTTCTACAGAGTGCGCAAGGAAATGAACGACAACCTTAGTGCTATTCCAATCGCTAACATTGCATACCGCCTCAAACGCCTACAACGGTTCATCGATCATGAACAATTCAAAGAAAACCCTGTCATTGTGCCGAGCCTTTTAGAGCAGGCAGCTAAAGAGGTTGGCGGCTTATATACCAATCGTAAGGAAATAACAGGGGCAGGCGGTGGTCCATTACAAAGTGAAAACATTACCTATGTGACTGCTACCGATGAGCAGGTAAGGCAGGCGATAGATGAACTCGAGAACGAATATTGATCCTGTTAAAACCAAAGCTAAGCGGATTAAGTGTGAGAAAGAACATTTATTTTTCACACGTGCTTTTTTCTTGCCTCGCATGGGCTTTAAGTTTTCGGTCAATTGGCATCATGAATATATTGCCGACAAGATTGACGAGGTAATAGCTGGCAAGGTTAAAAACCTAGTTATTAACGTTCCACCCGGAAGCGGTAAAACTGAATTACTTACAAACCTTATTGCTCGTGGTATAGCACGTAATCCTCGTTCGCGGTTTCTGTATTTGTCTTTCTCGCAATCACTTGTAGAGGATGTATCAGCTACAGCTAGAAATATTGTTAAGTCGGAAGACTTTCAGAGTTTATGGCCTGTAAAGATTTCTACCAGTACAGATGCTAAGTCGAGCTGGAAAACAACAGTTGATGGATATGATGCTGGTCATGTTTATTCTGCTTCAATGGGCGGGCAGGTCACCGGTCGCCGTGCTGGTACATTAGCCAATGAGGGCTTTACCGGTGCGATTATTCTCGATGACCCATTAAAGCCTGAGGATGCATTTAGCCAAACAGCTAGACGTAAAGCTAATCGTAAAATTCTAAACACGGTCAACTCTCGTAAAGCTAAATCTGACACGCCAATTATTCTGATCATGCAACGTTTGCACGTTGAAGATCCGACTAACTTTGTGTTGACTGGCAATGTACCTGGTGAATGGGAACAAATCAGTATTCCCGCGCTTATCGATGATGAGTACATCAGTAAGTTGCCTAAAAAAATACAGAGAAAAATTCCACGTAATGTTGAGCGAGATGCGAAAGGCCGTCAAAGCTATTGGCCCTTAAAAGAATCATTGCAATCGCTATTGCAACTTGAACAAGGTGGGCAGGATAAAGACGGTGCAACAGTATCCCGTTATACATTTGCAAGCCAATACCAGCAGGCCCCTAAAAAGCTGGGTGGTGATCTGGTTAAGGCTGAATGGTTCCCACGTTATCTAGATCTACCTGTTCTTAAATGGCGTGCGATTTGGGCTGATACGGCGCAAAAGACAAAAGAGCATAACGACTTCTCAGTGTTCTTATGTGCTGGTCTTGGCTATGACAATAACCTTTACATCATTGACGTGAAGCGTGGCAAATGGGAAGCACCAGAGCTATTGAAGGAGGCTAAAGCCTTTATCAATAAGCATAAGGATAGCAACACCAAAATCGGCAAACTTCGTTATATGGCCGTAGAAGATAAGGCGAGTGGTACCGGATTAATTCAATCTATTTCTAGGGAAACTACCTTACCTATTAGGGCAATTCAGCGGGATGAGGACAAATTGTCACGGACAATGGACGTCATTCTTTATGTTGAAGATCAGCGCGTTTGGTTACCAGCTAATGCACCGTGGCTATTGAACTACATTGAAGAGATTGAAGGCCTTACTGCTGATTGGTCACATGATCATGACGACCAGTGGGACCCGACCATTGATGCAATTAATGATTCATTAGCCAAAAAGCCAACTGTATTTGATTAGAGGAAATTATGGCTGAAACTAAAAAGCCCGATGCAATTGGCGATGCAGGGGCGTATACAAACTTTGTCTCAAATATTGGTACCGAACGTGACAAAGCTTCACACGGTTCTTTCGTTAAGAAAGTAATTCCTGATGAGCAATTAGAAGCCGTGTATCAACACTGGTTGGCTAAGCGCATCGTAAACCGTCCAGCAAGTGACATGCTCCGAGCTGGTTGGTTCTATGAAGGGATACAAGACAACGATTTATTGAAGCTTAAAGAGGCGTGTAAGGCATTTAACTTAGATGGGGTGCTCTTATCTAGTTTAGTACTTTCTCGCTTATATGGTGTTTGCTATGTGCTTCTAGGAACAGTGGACGGCGGCAACTTAGATCAACCGTTTGATTTAAACAAGTTAGGTATTGGTCGTTTAGAGTTTTTCACGGTGCTTAAGAAAAAGCACATTGAAGCTGATACCAGTAAATACTTATCGCCTAAGGAGGCCGGTGGACTTTTAAAGCAGCCTGAATTTTATAAGTTAAAGCTGGACGGGAAATCAACTCAAAGAATCCACCATACCCGCTTATATAAGTTTGGCCATGCCGATGTAGTTAATGAAGAGCCGGTAAGTGTCTTACAGGAAGTTTATGAGGATCTACTTGATCATGCTGCCGTAAAGAAAGCCACTGCTAGTCTGGTCCATGAATCAAAAATTGACGTCATTAGAACACCTAACTTGGTCGATAAGATCAAAGAGGATATGAAATCCGTAGCTGAACGTTTTCTTAGTGTCGGATTGCTTAAGGGCTTGAATGGCATGATCGTCTTGGATAAAGAGGAGGAGTATGACTCTAAATCTTATAGCTTTGGCGGTCTGCCTGACCTCATGCGTGAGTATTCGATTCAAACTGCTGGTGCAGCTGATATGCCATATACGATTTTATTTGGGCAATCACCTGCAGGCATGAACGCAACTGGTGAGCACGACACACGGAACTATTACGACAGTATCGCAACTAAGCAAATATGGTCCTTAAAGCCATTCATGATGAAGCTTTTAAGAGTAATTGTTCAAGCTACATTTGGTCGTCAGATTCCAAGTTTAGATGTTGTGTTTAATCCGTTATGGCAATTAGACGCTAAAGTCCGTTCTGAAGTTGAGAAAGCTAACGCTGAACGGGATGCTAAATATTTAGAGATGGGCATCATCACAGAGCCACAGATAGCACGGCAGCTACTTATTGACGGTGTTTATTCAGTGATTGATGAAGAACATATCAAAGAGCTTGAGACAATGGTGAAGCTTAATGACAACGATAATTCAGATCCTGAAACCCCACCTCCAGCAGGCGAAGAAACGTAAAAAAGGTCGTAAAGCTTCCAAGCCGAGAGCCGTGCACGTAAATCGCCGTGTAGAGCTATATTACACACGACAACTACTGGCTATTTCAAAATACTGTCAGGAACAAACAAAAGAATTGGTTATTCCTACAGTCGGCCAGAATATCGGTGATGCTTGGTTCTCGGACATGATGACGGCGTTTAGAGAAAAGCTCACAAAGTATGTTGTTGAGATTTCTAGGCCTCTAGCCACAAAGGTTGTGACTGACACCCAAAAGGAAGTGGACAAGCAAATTGCAGAGCACACCAAAACAATTATTGGTGTGGATTTAACGCCTTTCTATCGAGCTGCTGATATTCAAGACGAGGTAGATCTAAACATCACGGCAAATGTCAGTTTGATTAAGTCTATTCCGCAGCAATACGCCGATAAGCTTGAGGTATTAATTACCAATGCTTTGCAGACTGGACAAACAAATGAAGAGTTGGCCAAAGCTATTAAGCAATTAGGGTTATCTACTGATTATCGTGCGCGCCTTATTGCTAGTGATCAGATGGGCAAGATTAACGGCCAAATCAACCAAGCCCGACAGCTTTCGATGGGTGTTGAGACATACACATGGCAAACGGCCAAAGACGAGCGAGTGCGGCCAGATCATCAACATAAGCAAGGCAAGACATTCAGATGGGATTCACCGCCAGATGGAGGACATCCCGGTCAGCCTATCCGATGTCGTTGCACGGCATTGCCTAACTATGAGGATATCTTAATTGACTGATTCTAACGCTAGCGAGAAATGCTGGAAGTGTGGGAAGGACCACGGTCCAAGAAGACCCACTCCGCCGATTGTTTGTACACCCCCATTAGTTAAAGTAGATGGAGTAGAAAGCTCTAAAAAACCTAAGCCTCCACCACCAACTGTTTCTACCCCTCCAATAAAATGGGATGAAGTAAGTAACGTAACCCCTGAGCAAATGAACCAGATCCAAGAACTCACTTTGAAAAAGGTTTTCTTGTCAGTTCTTTTAATTTCAATCCCCATTCTGCTTTGGAAATTAGATTCGATCATTATGGCTTTAAAAGCCTAATACCATTAATAAGGATTTATGGCCATGAAACGCAAAAAGTTTAGTAAAAAACGGTTTTATCGCCGTTTACAAGCACAGAAATTTGCTAAAGGCGGGTTTGTAACTGGTGGCGACTTCACTCCACTGTGGTTAATGTCTTGCTGTGACGGGTTTCCTAACTTGGCTAAGGCGGCGGGTAAGGCTGCTGAAAAGTTTCAAGAGGTGGTGGGAAGTTTAAAAGGATTGCAGCCGCCGAATATCAAACCCATTAAAACTAATATTTTTATTGATGGTGTAGATTTCGGTTCTGCTAAAGACTTTTCTGTTACCTATTCAAGAACGTAATTTTGAAAATTAATAAAGCCACCTTCGGGTGGTTTTTTTATTGAGCGCAATTTATGAAAACCATTTACCAACTCAAAATTGGTGACTTTGCGCCAAGCGAATCGACACGCTCATTTACCAAAGAGGGGTATCTGAAATGCGTCAATGTTCGCTTAGCTAAAGCGCCACAAGTACGACAGTACTATGCGTATGAGTTTCCATCTCTGGAAGGTTATACCGCTGATCAAGTCATCAATGTCTACACGCCTGCAGAAGAGCTTTTCAAACCTGAGGCTATTCAAAGCTTCAATGGTGTAGACGCTACTGACTATCACCCGCCTAAAAATGAAATTAACGCATCTAACTGGAAGGATTATCACATTGGCTATTGTGAGAACGTTCGACAGGAAGGCGATTATCTGGTGGGTGATTTGCTCATTAAAGACAAGATCAGTATTGATTTGATCCAAAGCAACGAGCGGCTAGAAATGTCGCTTGGCTATGGAGCCTTATTAATCGTTGAGCAGGGTACGGCGCCAGATGGTACGCCATATCAAGCGAAATTTATCAATTTTATAGGCAATCACGTAGCGCTCGTTAAATATGGCCGTTGTGGTGGTGATTGCCGCATCGGTGACAAACAACAAACTCCACATAAGGGGAATATATCAATGGAAGTTATTGTAAATGGTGTGCGCTATAACATTGGCGACAACACGCCTTTAGCGGATGCATTAAAAATCCAGCAAGAGCAGCTTGACAATTTAAAGGCGGCAAAGCTCAAAGTTGGTGATAAGCAATTTTCTATCGGTGATGAGCTTGGAGCAATTCAAGCAGTCGTAGATCAATTGCATGCCGAAAAAACTGCTCTTGAGCAAAAAGTAGGTGATCTGGAAAAGAACCAGATGACGCCTGAAAAACTTGAACAAGCTGCTGCAGAGCGTGCTGCTGTGATTGCCGATGCTAAAGCATTGGTGCCAACAGTTAAAACCGAAGGTTGCTCATGTGAGCAAATCAAGCGTGATGTTATTGCTGCAAAAGCTGGTGATGCTTTAGTAACTGCTTTGATGGGTAACGTATCAGTAGGTGATGCAAAGCCTGAGCAGATCGACACAACTTTCCGTGCACTCTGTGCTGTGAAGGGTACTCAACCTTCTAATCCTGTAGGTGATGCACTTCACCAGCAACAAAGTGTTAAAGCTGGCGATGGTGACCCAGCAGGCGGTGGGGATGAAAAGACCTACAGTAAAGAAAACGCATACAAAACAATCTAAGGGGAAGTAAATCATGGTTAAGCAATACGATGCTGTACCCGGTATGAAGTTTCACCTCATTGGGCCAGAGGATATTTTATCCCTACCTGTAGCTGGTGCCAGCTTGGTGAATGATGGTGATGTGGTTGTACGAAGTACTGACGGAAAAACAGTTTCAGCGGTAACTGGTGCAACTAATACCAAGTTTGGAATTATCGTACGTCACGGCGCAGGTAAATCAGGTAAAACGGCAGATGGCAAAGAAGCCTATAAGGCTACTGATGTAGCACCAGTTATGACAATCGGCTCGATTTACGTGAAGGTCACGGCACCAGTCACCGATATCAACGCAAAGGTTTATGTCAAAACAGCTAACGGCACCACAGCAGCGCCGTTAGGTTCTTTATCCCCAACAGCAACAGACGGTACAGAGTTACCGAACGCATCTTGGGAAACAATTTCAAATGAGCAGGGCTTAGCTGCTGTTCGCTTACGTGGGGCATAATAATTATGAGTAAATTGGCAGCAATGAAGCTACGTTTAACACCAGTAGCTCAAATGGTTCAGGCAAATATTGGGGATGCATTTAATATTGATGCATTAGCCCAGTTATTCGTTAAATTGGAAGAATTTAACGAAATGGGTCCTCAGCTTCAGCAAGTGATGGATTACGCTAAATACATTCCTGTTAAACCTGTCAATGCCGTATATGGTGGAGGAGAGATCCTAAGCCGTAAGAAGGGTGTGGGTATGGGTAAAGATCATTCAGGAACTGGTAATGATATTCCCGTGGCTGAAGTTGAATATGATACTGTTCAATTGCCAGTGAAGGTCGGCACGATCAGTTATATGTATTCAGTGTTTGAGTTACAAGCAGCCCAAAAATTAAATTTAGCACTTGAAGCAGATAAAGTAGAGGCCGCTCGTCTAGCTGCAGAAAAACACTTAAGTAACATTGCTTGGTATGGCAATGCTCTTACCGGAGTTAAAGGCTTCTTAAATCAGACGGGTGTAACCATTGTTACAGCCCAACATAACTGGGCTACTGCAACCATTGAAGAAGTACTAAGTGACTTCAATGCAAGCTTGGCAGATGCTGAAGATCTTGTTGATGGGGATGTATCCGTACAGCCAGATACTTATTTGATGGCATCAAATCAGTACTTACATCTTTCTACCCGTGTAGTTGCTGATTCTGGCGGAAAGACTTTCTTAAAATTCATTGAAGAAAATAACATCTTCGCATCACAAGGTAAGCCGTTAACCATTCGTGGTTTAGGTCGTTCAAATGGTAAAGGTACGGCAGGTGCTGACCGTTCTATTATTTACCGCCGTGATCCGTCATGCATCCAAATGAAATGTGATGACGTCACTTTCTTGGCAGCTCAACCAGTTGGTGTGGATATTAAAGTGCCTGGTCACTATAAATATCAAGGCGTATGGTTGAAGCGTGTTGATTCTCTCCGTTACTTGGATCACGTGTAAGGATTAAAACAGTATGAAATATTCTTATATCTATAGCGGCTTACAGGCCGCTTTTGTTTTTTCTGGTATTGCTGTTTTGCCTACAGGCACACCAACTCTTGTGGATGAAGAAGCGCACAAGAAGCTCACTAAAAATAAGTTTGCTAAACATCTTATTAATATCGGTGAACTTGAAGTTCAGGAAATCCCAGATGATGAGCCAAAAGCAACAGGTAAAACTGGTGGCCGTGGTGGTAAAGGTGGTAAACAAAACGATGCAGCAGGTGAGCAGCAAAAGCCAACTGATGAAGATGCTTTGGCCGCCGTGAAGGCTGAATTAACAGCGCTTGAAGTAACGTTTAGTGATGATGAAACACTTGACCAGTTACAAGCTAAGTTAGCTCAGGCTAAAGAATAAGGTGAGTCTATGGACGTACAAACGTTTCGTGAAAAGTTCTCGACTGATTCGAGTTTAATGTCTTTGCCAGATGCAAAAATTCAGGATGCTTTAGAAGAAGCGGATCTGATTGTTTCTCAAATTGAGTTCGGGGCATTAAAGGAACGTGCTGTAGGTCTATATGCAGCACATATCCTTAAAGTAGGTATCTCAAGCGGCAATGGTGCTGCTTTTGGTACTGCCTCAAGTATGACAATTGCGGGCCAAAGTGTGAGTTATTCACGATCATCGAAAGAAGCTTTCTATGATCTCAGCATGTATGGCCAGCGTTACCTTGCGTTAAAAAATTCCATTCCAATTGATGATGAAGGCACTAACCCTAACCGTTTGGGTGTTGGTGCTTTTGTTGTATAGGAGAATCATATGCCTTTTAAGTATCAGGCACCAGAAGGTTACAAGCCAACCAAACTCGTTATTGCTGGGCAAAACCTAGATATCAAAAACGGCGTTTTGGAATCGGATAATGACATTATCCATATTTTAAAGCCCTTAGGTTTTGAGCGTTATGTTGAAGTGGTTGAGCCAAAGAAATCGGCAGCATCTGCTAAAGAGTAATTAAGCTATGAGCGATTATCGTGTTGATACTCAGGTCAATTTTGATGAGATGAATAATCGCGTTAGGTTTGAAATAAGACGCACGATTAACGCTCTTACTTTACGCTTACAGCGGATTGTTCAGGAAGACATGTTAAGTGGCCAACGACTCAAAGTTCAGTCTGGCCGTTTGCGTGGATCCGTTTCATCAAAGGTGGATGAGGATAAGGATTCGATAGAGGGAACCGTAGGTGCTGGTGGTGCATTGGTACCTTATGCCTTTGCTCATGAGTTTGGTCTAAATGGAGCTTTGGGTGTTAAAGCCCATTTAAGAACTATTAAGCAGGCTTTTGGCCGACCTATATCACCGGTTCAGGTCAATATTAAGGCCCATTCAAGGAATGTTCGTTTTAGAGAATTGCGTTTCATGCGTGATTCGCTGGATATCGTGGCCAAGATTGTGCCGAAAAATATTGATGCAGCAATTGAACGAGGTATTGCAGGTGGATAGCGAAGCAATCTATCAGGCGTTGTTTGAAAGGTTAAGCACAAGGGTAGAGGGATTGATTACGGTAAGTCGCCGTTTACGTCACTTTAACCATGTAACACCAGAACAGCGCCCAGCCATGTTTATTACACAAGGCAATCAGCAAGAAGTCCCGGTACATGGTTTAGATTCAAAAGTTGAACTAGCTGCTGAGGTTTATCTCTATATTCATGAATCGGACACTACAAAGCCGCCATCATCGCAGATGAATATATTCATCGATCGTGTACGTGAAGCTATTCAGCCAGATCATCCAGATTTTAATGAATGTCAGACCTTGGGAGGTTTGGTTGAGCATTGCTGGATTGAAGGCACAATAGAAGTGTATGAAGCAGTAGAAAACATGCTAGATGATCAGGCGATTGCCATTATCCCTATCCGGATCCTCACAACCAATTAACAAAATATTCATTTTATGACCGCCTCGATGGCGGTTTTGTCATTTTAGAGAGGTCAAAATAAATGGCTCAATATTTATTTGGTGCCGGCAAGATCTTTGCTACACCGATTCAAGATGTATACGGGCAACCGATTAGTAATCCCACACCAGTTGAAGTGGGGGTGATGCAATCCGTTGGTGTGGATATTAGCTATGACTTAAAAGAGCTTTTCGGTCGTGGTCAATTTGCTGTAGATGCTGCGCGTGGTAAAGGTACCATTAAATGTAAAGCTTCTTTCGGACGTATTAACGGTACCTTATTAAATTCCATTTTCTTCGGTGGAGTTGTTGCTGAAGGTGGAATTGAAACAGTTTCCCAAACCATTAATGGTGAAGTGATTCCGGCTGGTGGTTCAGTTACACCGGTTGTCCCTAACAGCGGTACATTCGTGAAGGATCTAGGCGTAACGGATGCGAAAGCAATCCCACTTAAGCGTGTAGCCTCAGCGCCAACAACAGGGCAATACAGTGTAGATGCGGCAACCGGTGCTTATACATTTGCTGCTGCAGATGTGGGTAAAACGGTATTTATTAACTTCCGTTATTCAGCAATGGTAGCGGGTGCAAAGTCAATCACTGTATCAAACCTAGATATGGGTTATACGCCAGAGTTTGCCGTTGACTTGCAACGTGACTACAAAGGCAAGTTCATGCACATGAATTTCTTCCGTTGTACCAGTAACAAACTTGGGTTTAGTTCAAAACAGGACGATTACGATATTCCTGAGTTTGAATTCCAGCCTATGGCTAACGATCTTAACCGTGTTTTCAAAATCGATTTATCGGAGTAATGCCAAATGCAATTTAAGCAAGTTGATAACCCGCGTGGCTCAACAATTATTATTGATGGTCAGCCATTTGTATTTGCTCCTTTGTCACTTGGTGCGGTTGAAAAGTTATTGCCAGCTCTTCAAGCATTTAAGCCCGATGATGTGGGTACCGTGATTGATGTTGCGTTTAAGTCGCTTAAGCGCAATTACCCGGATATCACACGTGATGATGTTGCTGAGATGATTTATATGGATCAGCTTACAGAAGTCATGGAGGCAGTAATGTCTGTGTCTGGTCTTAAAGGAAATGATGACAACGCTGCAGGTGGTTCGGGGAAATAGATTGGGAGGAGCTGTACACGCATTTAGTGCTGACAATGGGTAAAGATTATGACTATGTACGTGATGAAATGGATTTACCTAGACTAAGAGCATTAAGTGCGTATCAGCAAAATAACCCTCCCGCACATGTTGGGATACAACGGCTTTGCCGTATTTTGGAAGCATTCATGGGAATTGATGAAACTCCGCAAGCTATCACCGTTTCAGATGATGACGAGGACGATATGCTGGAAGTTTTGTCGAATTTTCCACAGGGTGGTTGAGGCTGCCCTGTTTGCATTATTTGTAAGCGTTGGTTAAAGTTTGTTGATTAAACTTTATAAGGATAAATCAATGGCTTTAACAAATTGTAAAGAGTGTGGGGCACAAGTTAGTACTCAAGCTAAAAATTGTCCAAGTTGTGGAGCAAAAGTTAAAAAACGCTCCTTATTAAAATGGATCTTTCTAGGATTTGTTATTCTATTTATTATTGGTATTATTGCTGGTGGTGGAGAGGGATCTTCTTCATCAAGTAGCACTAGAGAATTGTCACCTAAAGAAGATGCATTAAAAAATACTGTACTTGATTATGATTGGTCAAAAGGTGGTTTTGATAGTGTCATGTTGGTTGATTTTAAAATCAAAAATAATAGTAAATATGACATTAAAGATATCACTGTAGAGTGTGAGCACTATTCTAATAGTAAAACAAAGATCGATAGCAATAGCCGAGTAATTTATGAGATTGTTAAAGCTGGTGAAACTAAAACAGTCAAACAATTTAATATGGGATTTATACATTCTCAAGCTGCATCGTCAGGTTGTGGAATAACTGACTTAGTTGTAATTCAATAAATATTCTTTAGAAAATAACCCCGTTCACACGGGGTTTTTTATTTTTCAAATTTACCTTGCATCGGCAAGGTTTTTTTATGCCTATGAGGTGTGTATGGCAAATAATAACCGTGTCGAAGTGCATGTTGGTGCTAAAACTTCCGAGTTAAAGGAAGGTATGCAAGATGCAGAAAAAATAGTTTCAGATTCCGCCAAGAAGATTGAAAGTACTGGGCATAACATTGATTTTAAACTTGATCTTTCTAATCTACGGTCAGAGCTAAATGGCTTTGCCTCAAACCTTTCTGATAAGTTTAAGACAGTAGGCAATGATATTAAGAGCTCGCTGACTAATGGCCTATCTTTAGTCAGAGGCGGTTTTTTTCTTGGTATTGGCCAAGAGATTGCTAGAAGTGCAGCGGAAGCGGTTGCAGCAATTCCTGATCTTGTATCTGCAGTGGGTAAGGCTTCAAAAGAGTTAGAGATTCAAGCCCGATTAGCAAACTCGAATACTTTAGAATTTCAAGAATGGGCATTTGCTGCCAAAAAAGTAAACGTGGAGCAGGACAAGCTATCGGACATCATGAAAGATGTAAACGATAAGTTTGGTGACTTCATGCAAACTGGTGGTGGTGAGATGGCCGATTTCTTTGAGAAGATCGCGCCAAAAGTCGGTGTCACTGCCCAACAATTTAAAGGCTTATCTGGTCCGCAAATCCTAGAAAAGTACTACCAGACTTTGCAAAAAGCCAATGTTTCACAGGCTGAAATGACTTTCTATATGGAAGCCATTGCGAACGATGCAACATTATTAGCTCCATTATTGGATAACAATGGTCAAAAATTAAAAGAGTACGCTAAACAGGCTCATGATTTAGGCGTAATCATGAGTGATGATGCCATAGCTGCTACCAAAGAATTTAATACTTCTCTTGAGACTGTCCAAACAACACTTCAAGGAGTATTAACCCGTATTGCAGCACAAGCAGCTCCATCCCTGACTGAATTAGCCAATCAATTTTTAACTTTTGCGGTTGATTCCAAGGATGCCATTGATGATTCAATTAAATCGATTATTGGTATTTTTGAAAGCCTATTTAGCATTCTGAGTGAGCAGTTCACAACGATCGGGGCAATCTGGAGTGACTTGACTGGAAGCATTGGAGACGATGCGAATAAACAGATTGGCTTTATGGATGCTATATCTGTAGTACTAAGAGCATTAGGTGTAGTAGTTACGGGCTTTCAGGTAGGTGTGCAATCTGCTTTTGCAATCATTCGTGCCGTTGTTGTTACGGTCTGCCAAGCATTAATCATTGCATTTAATGGCCTTATGGCTGGCTTTGATATGGTAAGAAGTACTATTCAGTATGGTCTGGATGTACTACAGGTTAAGTTTCAAACATTTGGCAGCGTTGTAAATAATATCCTTCATTTTAATTTCTCTGGCGCGAAAGCAGCATGGGAGGGTGGTTTATCTCAGCTTGGTAGTATTACTGATCGATACACTAATCAAATGAAAGGACGCATGGCTGACCTAAAAAACTCTTGGAATGCGGGAGCCACTACAGCAGCCAATTCACTTGTCACAGCAGGAAAGCGAATTCTTGAGGTTACTACAGCGGGTAATCAGAAGATTACCAACTATGTGTTTAAGGATCCGACCAAACCAGTCGAGCCGCCAAAACCACCTAAGCTTGGCTTAGGAACTGCACCACCTAATACAAAATTAGGTATAGGTACTGGTGAAAAAGACGAGAAAGGCGGTTCTAAATCATCAGCTAAATCTAAGGCTGAGCAGGAAGCTAAAGAACGTCAGCGCCAAGCTGAACAAGCAGCTAAAGCACTTGCCGATATTCGGTATAAATATGCATCCGAAGAAAAGAAAGTTGCTTTAGATCTGCAAAAGGCATTAGATGAGATTGAAAAATCCAAGATGACTGCAGATGAAAAAGCCGCTGCAAAAGTCAAAGCTGAAAAAGATGCATCCGACAAGATCATTGCTATCCGTTTAAAAGAGTTTGAGGAATACAAAAAAGCTCGTGAAGAACAGATAGACAATTATCAACAGCAAGCACAGCGCCTTTATGAAATTGAAGCGTCACGAATTCAAGCCGAGTTTGATGCCAAGAAAATTTCAAATGTCCGTAAAGTCCAGTTGGAAAAACAACTAGAAGATCAGTTACGTGAAATTAAACGGCAAGGTCTTTTAGAGCGTTTGGCTTTGGAAAATGAGCAGACCAACATTACGGGTAAGCAAGGTAATCAAAACCAAATCACAAACAATATTTCTGATTTAGAGACAGACCAGAAAGTTGCTGACACTAAGTCTATGGGCTTAATCAGTGATGCGGAAATGAAAGACTTTGAGGCTAAGTTCGGTGGGTTTACTTCTCGTCTTTCTAACCTTTGGGATCAGGGCATTCAGTCTCTTATGAATGGTACCCTCACTTGGAGTAACGCAACTAAAGCAGTTCTTGCTGATATGGGGGCATTTGCCTTGCAAACAGCTACTAAAGAGTTGCAAGACTGGTTAAAAATCCAAGCTATTAAATTGGCGCGTAAACTTGGCTTTGTTGGTGCTGAAACAGCAGCAGAAGCTTCTGGCCAAGCTGCTCAAACAGGGGCAACAATTGCAGGTGAAGCAACACGTACCAGCGTTACTGCAGCAGGTGGTTTAGCACGTTTAGGCTTAAAAGCTGCTGAAGCTATCAAAGGCATCATGATGTCTGCATGGGAGGCAATGGCCGGAGCTTTTAAAGCCATGGTTGCAATTCCATATGTCGGTCCAATTCTTGCCGTTGGTGCCGGTGCAGCTGCGTTTGGCTTGGTTGCTGGTCTTGCGGGCAAGATTAAATCTGCTCGAGGCGGTTACGACATTCCATCAGGTGTGAATCCGGTTACCCAGCTACATGAAGATGAAATGGTTTTACCTTCCCAACATGCGAATACCATTCGTGAAATGGGTAAAGCTTTGCGTAATGGGGCAAGCTTTGGAGCTGCTGCAGTTGCTGAAGGTGGAGGTGCGGGAGCAACCATTAATATTAGTGCAATTGATGCCAAGAGTATTCAACGGCTCTTGAAGAGCAATGGTCGTGCAGTTGCTAGTGGTTTGCAAAGTTATGCCCGTGGATTTGGTAAAAACGGTAAATAAGGAGGATTCATGTCAGACGTATTGTTTCCTGAACTGCCGGGTCTAGAGTGGGATCTAACTAAAACCCCCATGTTCAATACCAAGATCATGCAATCAGTAAATGGTCGAGAACTAAGGGCTAGTTATCAGGCAGTACCTAAATATCAGATCAGCATGTCCTTTGCATTCCTTCGGGAGAGCAAGGGGCGTAATGAATTACAGCAACTTGAAGGTTTCTTTCTAGAGCGCCGTGGCTCATTTGATTCATTTCTTTTCAAGATGCCTGAGGACAATGAATTTCAGTGCACGTTTGTAGGCGATGGGGTTCAAACGTCATTCCAGCTTTATAAGCAGATCAATACCACTCAGATCCCTTTACAACATACCCAAGCGGAACAGAGTGAAGATCCGTTGATGTGGAGTGAGAATGCATCAAAACCGATGTGGTCAGATCCTGAAAGTCAAATGTGGTTACTTCAATTTGGTATTACTACAAATGGTTTGCTGCAGATGCCTATTCCATTGGCCGCAGGTGAATCCATCACGATCAGTGGCACCTATTATTATCGCTGCCGCTTTGCAGATGATGAACAGCAGTACACCAATTTTATGAGCAAACTATGGAAAGCTGGAAAAGTTGAGATGGTAGGCTCACTGGGGAATAAAGTATGAGAGCAGCTTCGGAAAAACTCATTGCATTACTTGATGCCAATCAGTTCGTGATGGCAGATCTATATACGATCACGACGATCCAGAATGATATCTATAGATACACCAATTATGACTTTGATCTCATTGTTGCGGGTGAACTTTATCGCTCAGATGGTCCTATCATTAGCCGGGATGGCATCACATTATCATTGGGTGTAGAAGTGGATAACTTATCTATAACAATTGACGTTACGGATGAAGAAACTTTTGAAAGTTTGCGTATTGTCCAGGCTTTTCATAATGGCCAGATGGACGGTGCACGTTTCAAGCTTGAACGTATTTTCATGGATGCCAATACACCTACCGATACCAGCGCGGGAACAATCAAGTTGTTTGAAGGCCGAATTATTGAACCTGAGTTCGATCGCAATACGATTCACGCCAGTGTTGCGTCGGATCTTGATGAACTGAACGTGCAGATGCCGCGTAATTTATACCAGCCAAGTTGCAGCAATACATTATTTGATCACGCCTGTGGTTTGAATCGTGGAAATTATGCGCTTGAAACTGTGATAGCTGCTGGCAGTACTGCATCGCGGATCCTGTGTGATATCAACCAGCCGCAGGGCTGGTTCACGCAAGGGGTGATTGAGTTTTTAGAAGGTGGAAATAAAGGCCTTAAACGAACAATCCGTTTGCATGAGCTTGATGTGCTGCTTCTTACATTGCCATTACTTGAAGATCCTGAGGTGGGGCAGAGAATCAAGGTGTATCCGGGTTGCGACAAGCGTTCAGAAACTTGCCAGAACCGCTTTAACAATTTTGCTCGGTTCCGCGGCGCGCCGTTTATTCCGATTCCGGAAACATCTGTTTAATCAAATTTAAATTTCTAAGCCTCGCATTTGCGAGGTTTTTTGTTTTGAGGGTAAGCCAAATGACTGTACCGAGCGATTACGATTTTATCGGGAACACTATCACCGAATCACAGTTTAAAAATGCATTATCCATTTTGCTCAATCATATTCGTCAAATGTCACTTGATTTAGTCGAAGCGCAAGGTGGCAACTATAGCTATGCAACCATGGCCTTATTTGATGTAGATAAAATAAATGTACCGGCAAATTCTACTATACGTATTGCACAGGGGGACGATGCTGGGCTTTATGTTTGGGATGGCACAAATTTAACAAAAGTAGAAACCTCGGATAATCCTTATACAATTTCCTCAACCCCAGATGACTTATTCATTATTTCAGATGCTTTGGATAATGTTTTATTCTCAATTGGAAGAGATGGAACGGTAAGAGGTTCATTTGATCTTTCAAATATTGATTTGAATATCGAATCTACAAGTGAGGTTGGTGGGGATACAATACTTGCCATTTCCGATAAATCAGGAAATATGTTGGCCTCGTTGAATAAAAAAGGGGAATGGTATTTTACTAAGATCATAGCCGATGAAGTAGTTACTCCTTTCGGTAGCAGCTCGGAATCATCAGACGAAGTGATCGAGCAAACCGAAATCGCCATCCCTGAATTGAGTTTTTACAGGATCGATTTCACCATGGTGGGCCAGCCGCCTACCGATTTAGGCGAGACAACTGTATCGGGTGTGTGTTCGTTTAGTGACCCATCTAACTCTCAGACATTTTTCAAATCAAACATGGAAGTAACGGTCCAAGGTCAAGGGTCAGCATACGACTATAAGAAAAACTACACATTAGATCTTTTTAATTCAGATATGGAATCGCTCAAGGTCAAAGTAGGTAGCATGATCGCCACTGACTCTTTTCACTTGAAGGGATTCTACAGGGACCCTACTCATTTCCGCGACCAAGGTGGCTACAGATTTTGGAATAGCCTTGTAAGAAAACTGGATTATCCTTACTGCAAAGTAAATAATATTATTTATCAAGCAAATACTGATAGGAAAGCGGATGCAGAATACACAGTTGATGCAAAGTACTATCCTCACGGAATACCTTGTGTTGTCTATTTAAATAATCAGTTTTATGGTCTATATACCTTAAGGTTAAAGAAAACTAGACAAAATTACGCACTTAACAACGCTGATACCAAGCACATATTTTTAGACAGCGCCACCTATGATGCGTACTTGAGTCAAAGCTTTGACTCACACGATTGGGAAATAAAATCTCCTAAAATGTCAGGATATGAAGACCAAGGGCCTATACCTAGTAAATTTGCTGCAGTACAAACCTCGATCGAAAGACTTTTCAACTTTACTAAGGACTTAGATAGTAATTATCAAAACCACGCTTCTGTTTTGGTTTTACCTCACTGGTTGATATTCTACATCTTTGTTGAATTGGTTGGGCATTGGGATATCAACGGCAACAACTACAATATCATGACATGGGACAATGCCCATTGGTCTATTCTGCCTTACGATTTGGACTGGACTTTAAACTGGTTTACTGGCGACAACGCGGGGGCCACTCAAACGGGTTTCATTGTCAGTGGCGATATCTGGCCTAGATTTAGACAAGTATATCTGCCCCAAATCCGTGAGCTTTACACAAAGTTAAGAAAAAGCGGAGACATATCTACATATGCGGTGGTTAAGCATTATATAGAAGTGGCCCGAAATATTCCTAGAGACATTTATTCGAAAGATAAGGCCAAATGGGGAGTAACACCGATCTTCGGCAATAGTAATTATCCAGATCTAGAGCAGGCATATAGGTATATCGATGCCAGAATCAACTACCTAGATACAGTATGGTTAATCAATTAATCAGGTGAAATATGTCAAATACTCTTTTACTTAAAACAGACGGATCTATCAATACTAGATCTAAAGTATTTCCTAAACTAGGAAAATGTAACATAGCAATTTATCGTAGAACAAACGGAGCCGACGAGGTAGAAATTTGGACGTGGGGTGCTTCACATACTGAAAACCCTATCACCGTAAACGGAGGCAAATTCGTTGCGTGGGCCGCAAACGTCCCAGATAGGTTAGTGGTACCAGACAACCCGATAACCATAGATTCAACTGAACTAATACTTCCGAACTCGACCATTTGTTATTTTAAAATTAAAATTGATGAAGGGCTTAAAAGTTGTCAGTTGATGTTTAACAACTATACGTCCGACACTTCCCTATGTGGCGGTAATAATCCTAATCAAATGAAGATCGATTACTCAAGAAGACCATACACTATAAATAGCACGGGCAAGATGTTTTGGAACCAATTTGTGGCATATGATTTATCAGACTGGGACATGTCTGACGTAGTATATGCCGTAAGTATGTTTCATAATTCCCCTAATTTCAATCAGGATTTGAGCTTGTGGGATGTTAGGAAAATAACTGAGTTTTCTTCTATGTTTCAAGGGACTCCATTCAATCAGCCCCTAAATTCATGGGTAACGGAATCAGCCGTTGCATTTGCAGGGACGTTCGCGAATTGTGTTGATTTCAACCAGCCTTTGGATAAATGGAATACCTCTAAGGTATATGATTTTTCATCTATGTTCGGCTGGGCCGAGTCTTTTAATCAGCCTATTGGCAACTGGGACACGTCTTCTGCCACAAATATATCGTATATGTTCGAAAAAGCCCATGCGTTCAATCAAAATTTGAACAATTGGAATGTTCAGAAAGTTGAATATATGAGTGGTTTATTTAATGACGCCAGATCTTATAATCAACCTGTCAGTAATTGGGACACTAGATCTGTTTTAATGGCTGCTGGAATGTTCTTGGGGGCAACGGCTTTCAACCAAACCATTGAAAACCTGAACTTCTCCAAGTGCACGACATTAAGATCATTCTTGAGGTTAGCTAAATCATTCAATCAGCCAGTGGCGTCTCTTGATGTGTCGGTATGTACTGACCTTGCACAATTCTTCGAGGAAGCAGTTGCATTTAATCAACCAGTGGAAACATGGAACGTTTCTGCGTGTTTGGACATGTGGAGAATGTTTGCATATGCAACGGCGTTTGATCAGCCACTAGCAGCATGGTGTCCTAAGTTCAACGTAGAGGTATCTTTGGATTCTTTCATGGAGGGTAAGGCATATAGAACATCCTATTATGATGATTTCTTGAACGCTTTATGGCTAGATGTAAATACGACAAGAAGAAACCAGTGGGCATCAAGAATTAAACCTAGATTATTGGGCATGGGTTTATCAAAATATTCTTCTGTATCTTCGAGTGCTAGAGCAAATTTAGTAAGTGCAGGTTGGACAATTACAGATGGAGGACAAGTATAATGACTGATTATACAATTACAGATGGGCAGTTCTACAAAGTTATAGATAAAGACACTGGTGCTGTCATCACAATGGGTGAGCTATCTGACACAAATACACTTTCGACAATTCACAACGTCGAGTTCATTTCAGAAGAGCAGTACGAAGCTGAGCGCCCGAAGCCTGAAGCGTTGTCTGAAACCAAGATGATATAAAAGGCCGCATTTAGCGGTTTTTTTATTACCAAAATTTAGGGGAGTCTATGCAGAAAAACCAGCTCGCTGTTCAAGAAGCACTGACTTGGCTCGGCACCCCATATCACCACCAAGGCCGTGTCAAAGGCGTGGGGGTGGATTGCGGTACGCTGATCTGTGAGGTCTATGAAAAAGTTGGACTCATGGACCATTTAGATCCGCGTCCGTATCCGCCAGACTGGCACATGCATCAAATGGGTGAGCGATATCTTGAGCATATCCGGGGTGTCTGCTTTGAAGTGGACGGGCCACCAGAGCCGGGAGATATTGTGCTTTATAAAATTGGCAAATGCGTCAGCCATGGCGCAATTGTCGTCGAATGGCCAACGATCATTCATTCATATATCCATCTAGGAGTCATTCTTCAAGATGGGACCAAAGGAAGTTTAGCCCGGCGAATCGCCGGGTTTTTTCGTATGAAGAGGCTGAAAAAATAATGGGTGGAATATTTGGCAGTACAACAATCAGCACATCAGACAACCGCATAAACTCTATGCGTGTTCAGCAATCTGCATATGGACTATGCCAGCCACTGGTCTATGGCAAAAACCGGGTGGCTGCAAATATGTTCTGGTATGGCGATTTCTCATCGACTGCGCATACCACGACAACCAAGTCGGGGGGTAAGGGCGGTAAAACGAAAACAAGCAATACCACTTACACATACAGTGCATCGTTAATGCTCGGCTTATGTGAAACCAAAATACGCGACATTGGCAATATCTGGCGAGACAAGGAGCAGATTGTTCCAAAGACTGAAGGCGGTGTGCAGCTCAAACCAATCGACCAGCTCGGATTTGAACTCTTTGACGGTGACCAAAACCCAGTGTGGGGTTATCTGGCATCCATGCATCCTGATCAGGCAGTACATTATCCATTTCTCGGCTATATCGCGTGTGCAAATTATGACTTAGGTGGTAGTGCATCATTATCGAATCATAACTTTGAAGTGATTAGCGACATCACGTTTTCTGACACAATTCATGATGCCAATCCAGCTGATGTGATTGAAGATTTCATCACAAATCCGCGGTACGGTGCAGCACCTAGTTTGAATATGGCAGATTTATCCGAATTTCGAACATATTGTGCAGCCACTAATTTGTTGATTAGTCCTGCTTTGACAGAACAGCGTGCCGCGCATGAAATCATTAATGAAATCGTTGAGGCGGTAAATTGTGCGATTGTACCCAGCCCGGATGGTTTAAAAATTCGGTCCTATGGTGACACTGCAGTATCAGGAAATGGAGTCACGTTTACACCGGATCTGACACCAGCCTATCATTTAACAGATGATGACTTCATTGGTGATGATCAGCCCGTTCGCGTGAAGCGTAGCCGTGACACAGATGCATTTAATCACTGTCAGATTGAGTACGTGAATCGCTTCAATCAGTACAATACCGAGACGGTCGAAGCGAAAGACCAAGCCAATATTGAAATGTTTGGACTACGTACACAAGATCCAGTGAAGTACGACTTCTTCTGTGAACCAAAAATTGCAAGACACGCCGTGCAATTATTGCTGCAGCGCAAACTTTACGTGCGCAATGAGTATGAATTTGATCTCGGCTGGAAGTACTGCCGACTCGAGCCGATGGACATAGTGACGCTGACAGATGAGTCCTTAGGTTTAGATCGCTTTCCCGTGCGTATCACCCGCATCGAGGAGGATCAGGACGGATTACTTACAGTGACCGCAGAAGAACTGGCCTTAGGCTCAAGATCAGCAGTTGAATACGACTTGCAGGCGTCAAATGGCTATCAGGGAGGTAATGAGGAACCAGGTAATGTTAATGCGCCGGTAATCTTTGAACCACCGCTCGATCTCACAGATGGTAAAAATCAGGTGTGGGTAGCAGCATCAGGCGGAAGCAACTGGGGCGGCTGCAATGTCTGGGCGAGTCTGGACAATACAACGTATGAAATGATCGGCACAATTTACGGATCCGCACGCTATGGCCAGTTAGTTGCTGCAATCAATGCCAGTGAAACTGCAATGCAAGTTCAGTTGAATACATCCAGTCAGATTTTTAGTGGAACGTCTGAAGATGCTCAGGTGAATACAACGCTCTGTAGAGTCGGTGATGAATATGTCAGCTATGTCGATGCAACCTTAAATGGATCTGGTTTGTATACGCTTGGTGGTGTGTTACGTGGACGGTTTGATGATGCTTTAGCGCATAATACCGGTGAATCATTTGTGCGAATAGATAAAGCGATCTTTCAGCATGAATTCAATTCGAATCTGATTAATAAAACCCTCTATTTGAAATTCACCAGCTTCAATGGCCTGCAGCAGAAAGAACAAACTCTTGATGAGGTCACAGCTTATAGCCATACACTCAACGGTGGGCGTCCTTCAGGTGTTAAGGGATTATCGCTACAGTCGCCATTTGTGGGTAGTTCATTTAAGGTGCAATGGCAGTTTGCTGCTGGCGCACAGGGTTATATTGTGCAGGTCTCGTCTGGAAGCACTCTGCTTAGAACGATTGAAACGACCAGTGCTGAATACACCTATTCGATGGAAGAAGCTAGAGTGGATGGAGTGCAGCGTAACTATACAATCCGTGTTGCGAGCAAATCAGAAAACGGTACCAGTACATTTACGGACCTGAATATCAGCAATCCAGTCCCTCCAATCTTGGCCAATGTCTATACATCGGCTACATCAAACTCAATCACGGTGACATGGATACCAAGTGAGGTGCCAGACTTGAAAGATTACCAGGTGTGGATCAGCAAAAATGCCAGCTTTGATCCGGAAACGCTGGCCGCGAGTTGGACCGGTACCGAGAATGCCTGCACAATTGAAAATCTGGATTCAACCACGACTTATTACATTCGGGTTGCAGCACGTGATGTCTGGAAGCCAACATCATGGAACTACTCGGCGAGAGTGACTCAAGCGACTTTAGAAGCTTGATTTTAACAAAAGCATTGCACCCAAATGGGTGCTTTTTTTTGCCTATGATCTGGAGTAAAAGGCATGGAACCTGTTTCAACTAGCGGTTTAACAGCATTATTAAAATTTTATGGGGCAGCAATTATGGTGACTTTAGCAGTCGCTTTAGTCGCAGCAGTTGTATTGATGACACGTATGCCACGCTCACCACAAGAATGGGCTGTAGGACTTATTTGTACGGTTGTATCAAGTTTGGCTGGCGGCTCATTCATTATTGTGAAGTGGGGGCTTCATGAATGGGTTACTGATGTATGGGGGATGATTGCTCTAGGTGGGTTCTTCTTTGTTTGTGGTTTACCCGGTTGGGCTTTAGTCCGTTGGATTTTTAATTTTATAGATAAACAGGAAGGTAAAACGATCGTTGAAGTGATTAAAGAGTTTAAGAAAGCCAGAAAAGACATTGAAAACAGCTAATGCCGCCTTCGGGCGGTCTTGTTTAGAAGTACACGTATAAGAGAGAAATTACCTGTTGACACTGCAAGCCGCTGACTACTACGAAAACCTATTGACGACCAATATTATGAAACGACCACCTTCGGGTGGTTTTCCTTTATGTGACATTTAGTAACCAGTTTGTTAAAGTTATTATATTTATAACAATTGGTGAAATTCATGAAAAAGATAATTTTAGGGAGCATGTTAGTGGCTGTTTTTTCCACATCATTTTCACATGCTTTAGCTCCCAAAAATGGAGATGAGCCAACTTATTGTGAGCAGATTGTTTCGGTCCATGGTTTATTAACTAGAGCACAATTTGAATGTGGATATAGTGAATATAACAATGAGTTAATCTCAGATTCAGCCAAGTGTTTTCAGCATGAACTTGGCGAAGAATATGGAAAAAAAGTCCTTATATTTGGCATGAAAGAATTTGACCGAAATGTAAAGAAAGACGGGAAGAATAAGATTTGTAATAGTTTATTAAAAGAATTTCCAGAGTATGTAAGGAAGTAACTGATGAAAAAGCTACTACCAATTGCATTTTTACTCACAGCATCATTTGTAACTCACTCAGCCGATACTAATGATAAACACTGTAGAGATGTGAATAAACTTGCTGAAAATGTCATGCTCTTTAGGCAGGAAGGGGTTTCTGTGGTTAGACAAATGGAGATGATAGAGAGTATCAAACCAAGCAGGGATTTCAAAAGGTTAATGGAGATGATGGTCGAGGAAGCCTATAAAGAACCAAAGTTTGGATCAGAAGAGTATAAGGCGGAAGCAATAACTGAATTTGCAAACAATTGGTACATTCAGTGCAAGCAAGCAAATCGAAATAAATAGAGCACTTTAAGGTGCTCTAATTATTGAAATTGAGAAAAGTTTATAAGTAGGTTTTTATGAGAAAGATTATTTTATTGGGTCTTATTTGCCTTCCTGTATTCGCATATGCGAATAGTTGCGAGGTGGCAAAAAGTAAAATTAATATAAGCGGTTTAGCATTGGGTAAATCCATTTTATCACTGAAAGCAGAACATCCTAAAAATTTGAGCATAGATCATGAGACTAATAAGGCAAATATTAACTATGTTCACTCTAATGAATTTGAGGATGCTTTTAGTGGAACACCAGCTACCAATGCGGGATTCATTTCTTTTGATGGGAATACAAAGTTAATTAATGCGTTTAGCGTTAGTTTTGGTCACTTAGATAATTTTAGTGCTAATAATTATAAAAATGGGTTAGTGGCGTTGTATTCACTACCAAAAACAGGGTGGATAGAATCAAAGAGTAATGGGGTTAAAGTTTTTAAATATGAATGTACGGATTATTCTTTAGAGATTAATTACAATCCAGAAAGAAGTAGTTTTATGATTTTTAAGGAAATTTAGTTTTATGTTCTTAAGCACCCTAGGGTGCTTTTTTAATGTCTGATTTTTCTGAAACAGTAATGGTGTAACCTTTCATACGGCTAGCTAACTCCATCATTAGAGTTTCGGTAGGGATCAGTTCTACAGTTTTTTCATAATTTTGATTTTCAAAGCTTTTTTCAAGACGGGCAACAATGTCGGCATTCATTGATCGACTGTTTAACTTTGCTGATTCAAGTATTTTTTCTTTTAGTTCTTGCGTCATACGCATTTTGTATTCAACGTCTGAGCTTCTAGCCATGGTCCTATACTCGAATAAATTTTATTTATAATAATATCCCCAATGGGGATTGACAAGAAGTTTTTAAAGTCTTAAATTGTAAAAGTCCCCATTGGGGATGTAAAAAGCCCCCAACTTTCTGACGGCAAGGGGCTTTTATCAACAACCATAGGAAAGGATATTGATATGTCTAGTTTAGCATTAAGTTTTAATGAAGTGAAATTCAATCCCGTGCCACGGCAAGATGGCCAGATTTGGCTTTCTTCAGGTGAATTGGCACAAGCATTAGGATATAAACAAGAGAACGCGGTCAGTAAAATTTTTAATCGTAATTCTGATGAATTTACGGAAAATATGACACAAATTATTGATAATCCTCGGCTACCCAATTTGGGTATGCGGATCTTCTCACTACGTGGCTGCCACCTAATAGCAATATTTGCTCGTACTGCTGTAGCGAAGCAATTCCGCAAGTGGGTACTTGATGTTTTAGATAAAGAAGTTGGCACACCAGTTGCCAAAACCCACAAATCCGAACGTGAACCCCTAACCAATGCTGTAAATCTTCTTGTAGCTAAAACTAAGCATTTGAATTACAGCGATGCTTATAAATTAGTTCATCAGCGTTTCAATGTTCAGCATATTGATGAAATCCCATATGACATGATTCCTGTTGCAGTGGAATATGTTCATCATCTGATTGCGATGTACAGTAGTGCAGAGAAGAAGGCTCAAGGTTCTTTATTTGATAATGAAACATTGGGTTTGGTTAAGGATCTGGTAGATGCAATTATTTCCCAAAACTTTGTGACAAGCAAAATCTATCGTGCAATACACATGCTTAGTAATGAACAAGGTCACTACTTAGCTGAATATGCGTTTAAAACCAATATTGCAGTTCTAAAACTCACTCGAACAATGGATTTAAGAGGACCTCTTAATAGAGAAATCATTAGTGATGATTTAAAAACCATAAGCTACACAACAGGTAATCAACATTATGGCGACCGTTGGTTTCACCCACTGATGGAGTCAAGTCGATTGATGGGAGTACTTGAAATTTCAGGTAGTCTGATTCGTCAGTAATAAAATCAACTTAACAAAACCCACTCATCGAGTGGGTTTTTTAATACCCAAAACAAAACCCCAGTAGCGCTAACTACCGGGGTTTTTCATTCCACCCACCGACGAAAGTAAGAGGAAAGTAAATCTATATGGAGCATTTTAAACCAATAGTGGAGCTTATAAAAGTGTCTATTGAAAAGTATGGCTTATGGCAAACAATAGTTGCATTTATTCTTTTGTTTTCCGTGCCAATCTTAATGTGGAAGTTGGATGTAATTATTGCTTCTATAAAAGCATGAACCAACTTGAAAAAACTGCGCCACCTTCGGGTGGCTTTTTTACGTCTAAAGGAAAGTGAAATGAACATCGAACAATATCTTGATGAGTTGATCAAACGAGAAGGCGGGTACGTAAATAACCCAGCAGACCGTGGTGGTGCAACTAAGTATGGAATTACTGAAGCAGTTGCTCGAGCAAATGGATTCAAAGGTAATATGCGAGATTTACCTCTGGATGTGGCCAAAGCAATTTACCGCAAAAACTATTGGACAGCTCCGCGATTTGACCAAGTAAATACAATCAGCTCAGCAGTGGCCGAAGAGCTTCTAGACACTGGTGTGAATTGCGGTACCGGCTTTGCAAAACCTCTTTTACAACGTGCCTTGAATTTGCTGAACAATCAAGGTAAAGGCGGTTGGCCAGATCTTACGGTAGATGGAATTTATGGCCCAGCTAGCCTAAATGCTTTAAAAATCTATTTGGCCAAACGCGGGAAAGAAGGCGAAAAAGTACTGGTGCGAGTTCTAAACATTATGCAAGGCCAACGTTACATTGAAATCTGTGAGCGTAATCCCACGCAAGAGCAGTTTTTCTATGGCTGGATTGCTAACCGGATCGGCTAGCATGAAAATCTTTCACAGTAAGCGAACTAAGTTTGCTTCGATTATTACTGTGCTGTGTATTCTATTATCGGGCTGCACAGCCCATACGATCAAAAATAATATTAGAGTCAGCATTTGCGTACAGTGTGTTGTTAATTGACATTTTGTACCAACTACCTAAGGTTGGTCAAAGCAGCTGCAGTATTTGGCCAACTTCTCGATATTAATTTAAGTTATTGAAAAATAGTAACTAGAGAAAAAATAACATTTATGTTTGATTGGCATTTTGTATCAAAAAATAGAAGAGTAATTAAAATAGCCTTTTTCTTCTGAGAATAATTTTGCGCAAAAATATCAATATTAAGCAAATATGAGCATAAATTTGCGCAATACACTTAACTTACTTGAACGATGGATTGATGTATCATTATTAAAATTACTTTGAATTATTGTTATGTCTTCACAGTTAATCAAAATTCATTATCATGCATATTCTCGCGTTGCAGATCTATTAGCAGATCTAGATAAGAAAGGAGAGGTCACTAAAATTTATGACCTCAATGGCAACGAATTAAAAATTAATTTCTTGCGTGACGAAGTTTATTATAAAAAAGTCTGGTGGCATTTTCAGAAGAAGCAAGGCGGTTAAACCGCCCAGCTATCCACAATATTAGCCCAGTCCTGTAGCATTTTTCGCCTGCTTTCTAAATATTTGGCATGGTTATATGTGGCCCTAGTTTTATTACCATCTGCATGCGCTAATTGTTTTTCAATCCATTTGTCATCGTAATCCTTTTCATTTAACAAGGTTGATGCAGTGGCACGAAAGTCATGAGCAGTGACATCAGACAAGCCAATGTAATCGAGCATTTTATTCATTGTAGTAGCGGAGAGCATCCCATCTTGATAGATGGCTGGAAAAACATATTCACGATTACCTACAATGTTGCGCTGTTCTTGAAGAATATTAAAAACTTGGTCAGACATAGGAACGATATGAATACGTTTCTTTTTCATCATCTCTTTTGGGAATGTAATTGTTCTAGCTTCAAAATCAACATATTCCCATTTCATGCGGCGGATCTCGATAGTCCTGAGCATAGAGTAGAGCATTACAAGGCCAGCATTTTTAACTGTAGTAGATCCACCATAGCTATTTAATTTATTTCTAAGTTGCACAGCCTCATATTTTTCCATGGGTCTGGCATGTTCTATTTCGGGACGTTCTACAACGTTTTTAACGGCATAGGTTGGATCATAGTCGGCTCTAAGTGTGGCGATTGCATAACGCATTACGCCGCCAATAAAAGTACGATTTTGAATTGCTGACACTTCGCCAGTACCATGGTTTTTTTGACGCTTAACTCGTGTAATCGTCTTTTTCATAATAGTCAAAACGTCTGCTGAGGTGACTTCTTTAATATCCTTATCACCAATAACTTTTAAAATATCTTTATCTAAGGCGCGTTGAAAAGCTTCTTGATACCTTTCTGAACGATTATTTAATTTTTCTGCTTTATATTCTGCAGCAACATGTTTAAAGAGAACCCTATTGTCATACTCATCAGATTTAGCCTTTTTTTGGTTTTCTTTTTCTTCAACTGGATTTATACCGCTTGCAACTAAAGATTTAGCTTCATCTCTTTTAGTACGGGCTTCAGCTAATCCCACAATAGGGTATTCACCTAAGCTCATCATTTGTGTTTTTTTGAGCCATTGAAAACGATAGCGCCAATACTTCTTGCCATTAGGTTTTATTTCAACACACAAACCATCGGAATCACCAAGCCTATAAAGCTTTTCTTTCGGTTTTGCACTTCTAATTTTTGAGTCACTTAACAT